CACACAACAAAATTTATTTTAGTAAAACGTTGTGTAACTACTTAGCCTTCCAGGTTGGTTTGCGGCACGCAAGTGATCGGCGTGTGACGCGCACATAAACAATATAAAAATGGATTTACTCTATGTCGACGTACTGTAAGGATCGTTACTTTTCTCATACTGGGGGAGGGTACGATATAAAATATTACCCTGGCCCCGGTTGTCCACATTTTGATGAATGGACACAAGAATGGAAACGGCCTATGCAAGCGGCAAAGGGCATACGCGAACGTATATGGTATAACGTGGGTCAACCCGTTAATTGGGTTCAGCACTGGAAATACGATTGCCAAGCGTTTGATGGCGAATGCACTTCCTGGGATCCTTGGGTTTGTAACCGAGGTGATATTACTGCCTTAGGCAATAATCAAGGAATATGGTCTCCACTCGAAATTGAAGACGGGTGGTTACTGAACGCAATAACTCGCCTATATCCAACAGCTGAAATGCTGAATGGGTGGGCACGCGGCTTTTATACATTCGTTCGAAATGGATGTATTGATAAGCAGCTTGACCTGGGAGTATCACTCTCCGAATCCCCGGGGTGGCTTGATTACAAGGACAGCTTATTGAGTAAAACAACCAGCTTAATTAAGAAATTAGCAGGCTCTCAACTCTTCTATGCTTTTGGTTTGGCGCCTATGGCGTCGGACATCCTTGGAATATACAAAGCATACTGTGAGGTTCCACAAGTTCTAAAATGGCTTGAGGAAACAAACGGTCAACCCCAGAAGATCAAGATTGTTAGGAAAATACCATGCAATGTCGCTATTGGCGTCCGCTCACCTAACGGTATGAATGTTAGATGGGGCGTCACCCATAGGAGCTTCACGGGTAAATACCGTGCAGGCGCAACTGTTACTTACAATGTTGATAAAACGACATTAAAGTATACAAATTATAAATGGGAAATCACGAAAAGAGCGCTTGGGCTTAACAACCCTTTAACGTTTATATGGGAGAAAATCCCATTTTCTTTCATGATTGACTGGTTAATTGGTATTGGTGACTTCTTTGAAGAAGTCGGTTCCTACGATATTTTCTATCCTACCATAAGCGATGCTTACTATTCCGTTAAATTGGAAGGTGAGGTCGAGTATGGCGTGAGATGGGAAACAAGATTAGATCACACTTACAGGCGAAACGGTTTAGTTAAATACGAATACTATAACCGCAGTCCCCTAAGTCAACCAACGCTTAGTGGGCCTAAATTTAACTCACCCGGCGTGACGCAATTAATTAATGCTGTTGCCCTGGGTATAACATGTAAAGCGGATAAAAAGTAAAGGAGGTTATATACCAATATAGGTCAAACCCACCATTTTATTGCAGTTTTACTACGGAGAAGTTATGCTTCCTACATCATTTACCATTAAAACCTCAATGTTTCATTACACAAATGCCTCAGGTGATTTCACGGATACGACCTTTGAGAAAAGGTCTGACGACGCTAGCAGTATACAATATGCTGCAGACATCGGAACTCTCGGTGAACCACTGCTCCTCACATGGTCGCCTAAATTGGCAAAACCAGGTGTAATCGGAGTTGATCGGCATCTTCTGAAATTGCAGGACTACGCCATTGATGATACTGGCAAAAGCCATGTTATGACAATGTCAGTCCAATCAGCAATACCGCGTACTGCTATCTTTTCGCAGGCACGCGTTTTCAGAAATCTTGCTCTACTTTTGTCGCCGTTGCAGTCATATGATATGTCAGGCTGGTTGCCTGAAACTACTATCACAGATTGCAATATTGACTTTTGGTCAGCATTTATGAGGTATTCTCTCTAGAGTGTTTTACTGGCTCCAGCAATGGAGCCTACTCAGGAGATGTTAAATATGTAGAAGCGTACATTCGTACCACCTTAAACAAATAAGGAGTACATATGACTTTCATGCATGATGCAGAAACTCGTAAGAGTGTCCACAATCGATACAGTGGGCTCCTCCATTCCATCTTTAATGATGTTAGTTGTATATGTGATTTCACGCAACCTGAAGTTATTGCCCTCGACCTTTGTAAAATATGGAAGAGGATTGATAATGAAGGTGTCTCTTTTCTAACAACGACTCTACCTCAACTATCGAAAGCTCTGTATAAGGCTTTCGCTGTGGGGACCTACGAATTACCTGTAGGTTTTAAACCTCACTGTAAAGGTGATGTGCGACCTAAGTTACTCTGGTCGTTACACCAGCAGTTGTTTGAAGAGAATGGACAACTAAAGGTTCCTGTGACAAAGAACGGGATACTAGCGGCAAAATGCATAAACCAGATTTCTCGGTTATGCTATAAAGCCCAAGACATGTCAACTATACCGAGAACGAAAATCGATGAGAAAATCAGTCGATGGTTCGAAGTAGAAGAGCGTTTATCTAAGCTCTCGTTTGACGATGCCAATCCTATTCTCGTTGAAGCCGCGGATTTTGTGAAACGCGTCTTCGATGATGCACCCCATCCTGCAAACATCTTCCCGAAAAACGGGCCAGGTGCCGTTGTGGAAAAGGGCGTTAGAGGCAACGCGAAATTGAATTTTGTTAAGGTAACTCAGATAAATCGAGTTTATCCTTACCACGTTTACTTCCAAAGTAGGGAGTCAACGCATTTCTGTATGCCTGATCCAGAGGAATATAACGGCAACACCCATGAGAAAGAGTGTGCCGCTTATGCTCAATACAAGTTAAATTACATCGATATTCATGGTACAATTCCAACTTTCGAGAAATTGAACTCGAGGTTAGTGCTCGTCCCAAAGGACGCGCGCGGACCGCGCATAATCTGCGTGGAACCGGCTGAGTACATGTGGATACAACAAGGCCTCAAAGGTCTATTGTATGAACATCTTGAATATAATTGTGATTTAACGCGTGGACGAATAAACTTTTCTAACCAGGATATAAATAGACGACTCGCACAGAGTGCAAGTAATACAAATAAATATGCAACTCTCGATATGTCGGACGCTTCGGATAGTATCTCATTAAAGCTTATTAGGGCGCTTTTTAAGGGCGTACCTACGTGGCTTAGAGCACTTGAAGCTGTACGAACAGAGGAAGTCGTTATACCTGGATCGATACTTAACAATAGTGGTAACGCTCTAGACCTTAGGGTGAAACAGTACAAATTTTCACCTATGGGTTCAGCTATTACCTTTCCACTCGAAGCGCTAAGTTTCTATGCACTTGCGTATGGTGTTGCAAAGGTTCACAACGTTAAGTTCGACTTTTGGGTTTATGGTGATGACATCATCACAAGCCCTGAGTTGGCGAAGCTGTTGTTTGAACACTATGAAGTGTTCGGACTCAAGGTTAATGTTGACAAGTCTTTCACAACTGGCCCTTTTAGGGAAAGCTGTGGGATGGACGCGTTAGCAGGAACTGATATTTCAGCAGCCATGCTCCGAACTAATTTGATATTCGAGCAGTCCACGCCTGACATGGTAGGGGATACAGTACAGCAAGTAACATCACTGTACGGTCTCGTCTCTAATTTTTTCGAGCGGGGATTTGTGCATTCTGCGAAATTTGTACAAAGTATTATATTGCAGAACACAGACTTGATCCGAATCGAAAGTCCAAACTACAAAAATCTACCAGTTTTGAGTTTTCCACCACTTTCTCAAGGGTGGGAGACGGCAGTAGACTCGACTGAGTTCTACGTCGCGGATGACTACCTTGATGCATTGATAACGGATTTCGATCCGATTCATACATCGCTTAATGGACATGTTAATTCATGTGTCTTCCCATATAAACCGGTAAAGAAAGTAGGGAGACCATACGACCTACAATGGGATAAGTATGCTCGGGGCCTTAGCCCTAGGGCAAAAACGCATCCTGATGTCGGCTGTATGAATGAATCCGCAGCATTATGTGCGGGCTTATTGAGTGCCTTCACCGATGAAATACCTTTTGGTGCAGACAACCCTATTCTTGATTGTGATGAGACGTTCTTTCGTCTGAAAAGCATCACATTCGACATTGCTTCCGCCTACCCCCTGCAAAGGGCAGATGTCGGAAGATTCAAAAATGTATCGGACACACGTGTTGATCCAAATAACAAATGCTATCGCTATTCGGATCTCGATATGATAGAAAAGCTTGGATATGCTAATTTCCAGCTTTATATCGATAATTATTCCAGCTAAGTTTTAGCCGGGTCACACGTTGGTATTATAAATATAATACAAAGGGGAAATACGAGCTTAAAACCTTGTCGGGAG